AAGGTTCGCGAAGAATAAAAGTATAATCTATATTTGTTCTTAGATTTGGAGGAACTCCTAAAGGGTATTGCATTGTTATAACTAACATTATTTTCCAATGACGACCATTCATGAACAGAAGACGCATTAATTTATCTCGAGCCCAACTATTATCATATAAACAATCATCTAGAATAACAAATGCTCTTCCATCTATATTGCACCTTCCATATGCGGCGGTTTCTTTATTAATTTGTTTGATAACCATTTTTTGCCGTTTTAAAATATTCTCAATTATAGCAGTATTATATTCATCATGAATAAATAATTTAGGGACCATTTTAGCATAAAAACCATTTCCAGCTTCTGTACCTGAAATAACAGTTCCTATTGGAATATCTTGATGGTGATATAATAAATCCTTTACTAAAAAAGATTTTCCTGTATCACGACGGCCTATTAAAACGATAACTGGCCCCTGAGTTTCATTCGATTTAAATTTGATGTTTTTCATATCAAACTTTTTTAATTCCAAATTCATATTATTTTTCATTTATATTAAAATTAATATGAATTTACGCAATAAATAAGTTTAAAGCTAGTATAAATTTTATCAATAAACACTAATGTTTGATTTATATTATAAAAAAAATGATAATACTGTTCTTTTTAGTTCTCTGAACGATATAGGAATTTATAATGTGCAAAATTATATTCCACTTTACAAACAATTTTTTTCTCTTAAAGAATCTAATTACAAGAACCTTAACTTGAATCACGCATATCATATTACAAATTTGTCAAAGACGGATAAACGCAATAAATTTAATTGTACCGTGACTGGCAATGGAAAAAATGAAACTAAATTATGTTTTTTTAAATTCTCTCCATTATTGGATCCTGTAAAATATATGATAGGAAAATATAAAGATTTAGGGGAAACAGAACGCATTGCATTACCAGAACTGAATGAAAGTATTTGTCATAAGAAAGTACTTGATCCAAACAATTCTGCATATGTAGATAGTTTCTTTTCTTATTTAACAAGCCAATTATATCATAATTGTTATTTTCCTCATGGTTTAGATTTCTTTGGCTCATTTCTTGGAATTCAGAAAAAATTTGTTTATAATGTCGCCGATGATATAGATTATTTACACAATTCAACATATTTTCATAAGAATCAAGAAGAAAAATTTAAAATTGAGAATATTGATCTAGGGATGTTAGTAGATTTTGATACAAGAAATTATAAGAAAAAACTAAATATTGGTAGAAATGTTAGTAACAAAAATGTTGATTCTGTTAACAATGACGATTTTAAAGAAGTGTTTCATTTATCCGATATTTCTAGCAATACTAATCTAACACTACCGGATCTAATTTTTGAATTTGATTTGCCACGCAACCAATCAAGAAAAACCGATTCGACTTGTTCTTCGCGATCATCAAATACACATTCCCAATGCTCGGATAATGAAGATACCCTTTCTGCTAACGATGACAGTGATGAAGAAGGATCCTCCACCATGTCTAGCCTTGATTCAGATATAGAAGTCAATAGTTTATTGTATAATTTTCCAACACAAATAATATGTTTAGAGTGTTTAGATGGAACATTGGATTCATTATTAAATGAAGAAAATGAGATGGACGGCGATGAATGGAGAGCCTGTTTATTCCAAATTATCATGATGTTAATTATATATCAAAAAGTTTTTCATTTCACTCATAATGATTTGCATACAAATAATATTATGTTTAAAAAAACAGAAAAGCAATTTTTATATTATCGATACAATCAAAAATATTATAAAGTTCCGACATTTGGAAAAATCTTCAAGATCATTGATTTTGGACGGGCTATCTATAAATATAAAGGTCGCTTTATCTGCAGTGATAGTTACCATTCAAAAGGTGATGCAGCTACCCAATACAACTGTGAACCATATTTTAATCCGAAAAAACCAAGATTAGAACCTAATATGAGTTTTGATCTATGTAGATTAGCATGCTCATTATTTGATTATTTTATAGAGGACCCAAATGATATTGACCCAATGGATCATTTGGCAAAATTAATGGTAGAATGGACACAAGATGACAAAGGTCGTAATATATTATACAAGAAAAATGGCGACGAAAGGTATCCGGATTTCAAGTTATACAAAATGATTGCGAGAACCGTCCATAAACATACACCTCAGGCTCAATTAGCAGGACCATTTTTTAATAGATATATAGTTCCTCGTAAAAAAGTTGGTAGAAAAACCAAATTTGTAGATGTGGATAAAATGTCCGATTTAAGTGCAACTGATAATACAGTCGCCGCCGCCAATTGTTAAAATTGAATTTAAAGATTTATATGAATAGTAATTCATATCAATAATGCCACTTCGGAACGGAAAAGAATATCTTCAAGATTATTTATGTAGAAAATGTACTCGATTTTATGGAGCTAAACATTATAATTATAACTGCAGTTATTGTGTAAATGGACAGAAAGGATTTCCTACGCAGCAAGCATTTACGGAAAAATGCAATCAATGGGCTATTGAAAATTCTTTTAAAAATACGGATGTGTGGTTTCGAGTTTTAAAGCGAGCTTCAAAGTTGAAAAAAGATGAAATATTATACTCATTTATTAAGCAAATCAAAGAAAAACAAAAAGATTCGCAGAAAATATATATATTAGCTGACGATGCCCTATTATTGTATGAAGATAACCCTACTTTACTAAGAAGTCATATAGTGGGGCATATAGTCAGCGATTGGTGGAATATTGTAAGTGGGGATAATAAGTGGCCTCCTCACGCCGCTTGCTACTATGGAAATTTTAATGAACCCCCTGAAGTAGGTAAGAATATACCTCCTAGAATGCCACACAGATTAATGTTGAAGAACCTACCGCGTACTTAATATATATTAATGGAAAATTAACATATATATAAAATTATTTTTTATGCGAACGTCGTCTTCGGTGTTTTCTTTTCTTTCGGCGTTTTTTCTTCTTTCTTGTTCTTCGGTGTTTTCTTTTCTTTCGTGTTCTTAGGCGTTTCTTTTTGCCTCCTAAGTTTGGTGTCCGGCGTGTTCTACCAGGTGCAGCCTGCGATACAGTCAAAGGACTTTTACCTTTTAGAGAGTGTAAAAGTAATTCTTGATATTTTCTTTGACTTTCTATTCTTTCCTTTTGTTGTTGCTGCTCTGAACCAAGCACATCTAGTTTTTTTTTATCATGACTCGGTGCGATTGTTTTCACTATCCGTTTTTTAAATATTTTTGCTGGGTCTATAACTTCTACTTCCACTTTTAAAGGTTGGTTTTTTTGGTATTTTTTGGTAGGTCGTTTCAACAATTTCGCGGAAAGCTCTTCATGCAATGGATCAAGTGTTTTCTTTCCTTTTCTTGCTCTTTGTTCTGCCTCTTTTCTTGCCATAATTGCATATGGTGCTAAAATATCTCGTTGTGTGCCTGATTTAGTTTTAGTTATTCTTGACATATATATATATATATCCTTCGATTTAAAAATCAGGAGGCGTTGTAAAAACGGATGGTGCCCCTGCAATAGCTTTTAATGGCTCTAATTGTTGTATAATAAAATCACCTCCCAACACACTTAAATATACCATAACAGCCTCTCGTAATAAAATTTTGAGAGGTTTATTTTCTTTAAGAATAAATCTCATTTCTAAAAACCGCATTAGTAAATATAATCCAGCAATTACTAAAGCACCCACAAATGTATATGTATTCATTAATATAAGTCAAAAGAATCATATTAATATTTTACCGCATTATAAAGTTTCAATTCCTGTTAAAACAGGTGGTTTTTTTAATGACAAGGAATTATCTAAAACTTGCACATCTAGAGCATCTAATTTTAAAGAAGGTGCGTCGCTGAAAATAGTCAATTTATCTTCATCGTCATCTTCTTCCTCTTCGTCGAGTTTTCTTTGATCGCTTCGGATTTGACTAATTTGCTCTAGTCTTTCGATGGTCTTAGGCGCAGCAATCTTTTCTGCCGGAGGATTGTTAGTTGGTGATAATGTTTTGTTATAATTAACAACACTATCTGTATCATTAAAAGTTATGGTGTTAGTTTTAACAAGAGGTGTTGTAGAAACCTCTGTTGTTATTTGAACTGGTGTCTTTATTTCTTCTTTTTCAGTTTGCAATTTATTCTCTAAATCTTTAATAGTTTCTTCAATTTCTAATTTAAGTTGACCGTCCTTTTTCTCTTCGGATACTTTTGTAGTATCAGTAGATTTGGTATCCACAGCATATTTGGTACTATCTACTCCTGATTTTATTGCGTCTGCTGCTTTTTTAATTTCTTCTTTAACTTCGGCAGAAATGGATTCCTGTAAATTATTGGAGGCATCTGTTACTTTAACAGGTTCGACTATTTCTTCTTCTACTATTTCTTCTTCTGTTGTTTCATCCATATATGCTCTGAGAATTTTCTCAACAGGCATACTTTCTCTTACTGTGTTTAAGATACATTCTTTACAAATAGTTTCACATTCACGAAAATTCTTTTGCTGTGTTAATGGTTCTATATCAGTTTCAAATAAGTAAACATTACTATAACACTTGCGAGCACATTTAATGTATACTTTATGAATAAAATCAGATATTTTGGGTATATCAATATCAATTTTCTTTTGCTTCGTAGCCACACGTATACTAGTTAATACCTTCAATTGCGTAATATGTACACATGTTAATAAATCTTCTAAATAATTACATTTGCTTTGCTGAATAATTCTTTTTGTTTCATTATCAATAAGCTCTTGATTCCATTTTGGTACTCTGGTAAGAAAATTTTGAAATGTCATTAAATATTTATCATATTCATCATTATCTTTACACAAAGAACAAGCTTCTTTAAATATAGATTGCAAACCTTGAATTAATAATGGTGTAAGAATATTTACAAGATTGGCTGAATATTCATTTTTTGCTTCGCTCAATACAGATGTATTATAATCGTCCATTTACATTTCTTTTATATTTTCTAAATATAGCTCCGGACGCATAAATACTACATTTATGACAAAAGATAATAATAAAATTTCATTTCTAAATTCTTTCCGAATTTTATCGAAATAGATTAATATGCCAAATTTTCTCTTATTTTCAAATTTAGAACTTTTATAAATAATTTGTATTATATCTAAAGCAGAATAGGATTTTTCATATAATTTTGTAGAAAAGGCAATGCATTTTTCTATTGTCGTGTAGTTAGATTTTTTATCAAGTTGATTAATTAACCAAGTATTTCGTTTATTTATTAATTTTTTATATTTTGCTTGTATAAATTTTTTTTTATATAGATGTAAACTAGTTTCTTTACCATCAATAATGGGTAAACGAATAAAGATATTGCAGAATCTAGATAAAATAGGTTTTAATAATTTATTTTGATTTTCAATAACTATAAAAAACCGGGTTGTATGGCTAAATTGTTCTATACACCTCCTCAACGCAGATTGCGCATCCGTGGTCAATTTATCAGCATTAAATAGTACAATACTCTTGAATATATTACCATGTTGCAGATGTATATTTGTCTTAGCAAAGAATTTAAGTTCATCTCTGATAAATCGAATACCCTTACTATGCGCACAATTAATATACATCACATATCGTTTGATATTTTCTGCTGTTTTGTAAATATTGGTAATAAAGTAACGCAATATATATCTTTTACCACATCCCGAAGATCCATAAAATATAATATGGGGTATCTTTTTTTCCACAATAAATGTTTTTAATTTATCCTTTATATCTTGATGTATATCTAATTCTATCATTACTAATAATTTAATAAATATGTTTAATACAACTTTTATATTAAAGTTATATCAAATTAAGCAACGCTGTATAACGATTGTGTGTAAGGATTATTATTAAATGCATTAAGTGTAGCTGGATTATTTCTTTGACAATCTTGTGAAGTCTCTCTTATATTTCTCCCATTTACTGCTCCATATGTTGTAATATTTCCTGTTTGTTTTGGCATATTAGGAACTAATTGATCTGGCTGAATACTACCAATTTTACCTACTGAGACATTTTGAGTGTCATTGAACAAAGACATACTTCCAGTGTTTTCAAATGAGCCTTGGGCCGCTTCCAAGACTTCTTTGTTTGGATTTAAATTCGCATTATAAGCTGCATTGTACACAGGTCCAGCAGTGGACCAAGGCGTAGCACCCGCATCCCCGGTATATGGGCAATTTGTAGTATCCCGTTGATTATCTACTGGTTGATATTCTGCGGCTAAATAACCACCCTCGTTTACACCATAAGTTCCACCAGGATTTCCATTTGGTCTAATATTATCAATAGTTTGTTCCTTAATTGTCGTCTTAGTACGGTCTGCAGGATTCCACACTCTAGCTTCATTGACACCATAAGTTCCTCCTGCATTACCATTTGGTCGCATATTACCTATTACATTTTCTTTGCGAGAAGGTCTTAATACATCTAAAATTGGTGCAGTAATAGCACGAACCCACCCATTTACAATGCCAAATTCGTCAGCTTGTCTAGTTGTTGTACGTGAATTAGGCAATACTTGCATCCCACCTCTACCATAGTCGTCTTTTGTTGAATCGCCGCCAGCTTTATAGGTTTGATTATAGGCAGGACCTTTGTATTTACCGAATGGAGCAAGAACGGGTCTTCTAGACTTTCTAAAGTTCTGTTCAGCCATACCTGCTAAACTAGCTCCATCTTGATTACCATTTCCATTACCAAAATATTCACGCCCTACATTACTTTTAATAGGTTGCATAACCTGAGCAGAACGATTTGTTTGACCTTTCTCTTGTCCTGTTGTTGTAAACCATCTATCGGGTGAATTCAAATAGAATGTATCTGGTCTATTTTTTTCAACTTTACCTTCGTGACCTCTGACAAACATACCTTGTGCAGGACCTTCATGATTTGCTAAACCAAATGTAACTTTTGGATTGGTTTTGGTTCTCAATTGATCTACCGTTTTTGGTAACCATTGTTTACGGGCTTCCATGCCAGCATTAAATCCATTCGAACCTTCACTAGTAAATCCTTTATTTAATCCAGGTCCAACTCTGACTTCTTCCCAAGGTTTCGTATTTGAAATATTACGAGAAGGATTCATGCGCGATTGTATGAAATCACTTGTACTTGGAGTACCATGAGCCCAAGCCATATTTTTTTGTGGTTTAAACAGAGGAGCTTGAGCTGTTTTTCTTATTTGTTGAGAACCCCGTCCTTGCATTTGATCAAGTAAACTTTCATTTCCATTAAATCCTGTCGTACGTTGTGTGACTTTGGATCCAAAAAAAGGCACCATATTATTATGTTTCATGTCGCATTTTTGCACCTCACTTCCTGCCAGTGATTGGAAAATTGCGGCATTTGTAGGATCGCCACCGTCTTCTACTTTTTTTTCATATACTTTTTGTTGGAAGTATCTGTCTGTCGCTGCATTTGGCGCAGGATAGTATTTGGTATTGCTTGTTAATTGTGAATAAGTTGGTTTTGGATAATTTAGAGGAGGTTTTACTGGTAAGTGAGATTTGACATGTCCCGCAACTAATTCGCGCTGTTGCGGTGCGGAAACATTATCAAATCCTTCTTGTGGAACTCCTTTCTTTTTTTTGTCGTTGCTTATCAACCACATTGCACCTAAAGCTACTACAGGAATTGCTATTTCTGCCATTTATATATAATGCAACATATTTTCTTACTAAATTAAAACAGAAAATATGTTTATTTATTCATGGGACAAGGGATTTTTGGAGTAAAACTATCGCGTTCTAAAAGCTGAGTATTAAGATTGTTTTGAAACGGCATACATACATTTTCTTGAGGATTCAAAAATAATGGATATCTATTCGATTGTTCTAAATCTCTGTACAAAAATGCAGGATGTGTTGTTCTAGATTGGGATGTAATTTCCTGACCACAAGTTGGATACTCTTTTTTCATGGAGAACACTACACCAGCGAAAGGAAACTCCTTTTTAGTGCAATCTTTCGAGAGCGGTCTTGTAATGCCTAAAAGATCACTATCTATATCAATTGGTGCACCACCTGGCACTCTGCGAAGATTGGTTCCCCACCCTTGCATGCGAATTTGAGGGTCGGAAAAGAAACAAGGTTTGTTACCCCAACCGGGTTTGTTGAGCATGTAGCGTCCTGGTCCAGTAGATTCTTCTAAAAGCTTCTTTGTGCGGCATGGGTCGTAATTAAATCTTGTAAAAGACATGATATAATTATGTTAGATTTTTATTATTTATTTAAAAACTAATTGTTATTTTCATAAAATGGAACTTTGTATCGAAGAAGTAACCGAAAAAAAAGCACCGACTATCTGTTTAAATATGATTGTTAAAAACGAGTCCAAAATCATCACACGATTATTAACCACCGTTTTACCAATCATTGATACATATTGTATTTGTGATACAGGAAGTACAGATATGACCAAAGAAATTATTAAAGAATTCTTTGATATGCGATGTATTGATGGAAAAATCATTGAAGAACCATTCAAAAATTTCGGTCATAACAGAACAGTTGCTTTAAATGCTGCAAAAGATATGGCAGATTATCTATTATTTTTAGATGCTGATATGAAACTTGTTATTGATCCTGAATTTGATAAGTCTAAATTGACAGCGGATGTTTATACATTTGCACAAGGCTCCAATACCTTTAACTATTTCAATGTCCGTCTTATTAAAACTTCCTTAAATTTTCGATGCATTGGTTCTACTCATGAATATTATGATATCACAGGATCACGAAAAGAAGAGCAATTGCGCACAATAAAAATCAATGATATTGGAGATGGTGGATGTAAAGAGGATAAATTTATACGAGATATTAGACTTCTTGAAGAAGACTTAAAAGAAAATCCAAAGAATGAAAGAACTTATTTTTATTTGGCGAACAGTTATAAAAATGCTGGGAATCTAGAAAAAGCCATTGAAAATTATAAAAAAAGAATTGCAATAGGTGGATGGATAGAGGAAAATTGGTATAGTCGTCTTGAATTAGGAAAATGTTATATGAAAACAGGGGAAGAAGCCGAAGCAATTAAAACTTGGTTGGAAGCATATGGTTATCATCCAAAAAGAGCTGAAAATGTATATGAAATTGTTAAACATTACAGAATTAAAGGACAACAACAACTATCCTATATTTTTTACAAATTAGCTAAAGAAATTCCATATCCATCAGACAATGTTTTATTTATTCATAAAGACGTGTATAATTATTTATTGGATTATGAGTTTTCTATTATTGCTTATTATATTGATAATAATGTAGATATGCGACCAATATTTATGAAATTAATGAATATTGATGCGCTTAATATGGATAATCTATTGGCCAATTATAAATTTTATGTTAAAACCCTTAAACAATATGAACAAAAAGAAGTTGTCTTAAATTTATGTAAAGAAGTACAAGAGGAAACTAAAGGCGATTTTAAAGCAACTACTCCCTCCATCATCGCCTATAATGACGGATATCTTACTAATGTGCGATTGGTGGATTATACACTTCATCTTAACGGTTCTTATAGTTATCCTGATGGATACAGCGTAAATACAAAAAATATTGCATTGGTGATGGATAAAGATTTTAATGTGATAGATTGTAAGAAATTCGACCCTGGATTTAACAAAGAATGCCGAATTCGAGGCTTGGAAGATATTAAGATAATCGATACTGGAGAGAATATTGGTTATATATCAACAAAACAAAGTGACACAACCTCAGATTATGCATTAACTATGGCAGGAGGAGTATATGATTTATCTGGAGAATCACTTAAATATAGCGAAATAACCTCACCTGAAAAAGCAAAGTGTGAAAAGAACTGGGCATTATTTATGCAAGATGATCATTTGAGAGTTATCTATAAATGGCATCCACTTACTATTTATGATTTTGCGAAAATACAATTAGGAACAGTAACTAGAAAAGAAATGCCTCCTTTTTTCAAGAAAGTGCGTGGTTCCACCAATGGCGCAATTTATAAAGATGAGTTATGGTTTATTGGACATGTAGTAGAGCACGGCGATCCAAGACATTATTATCATTTATTTATTGTATTGGACAAAGATACCTTGGAATTACGGAAATATTCCTATTTATTTCGATTTGATAAAGAAAAAGTAGAATTTTCATTGGGATTGGTCGTAGAGGATGATAGATTGATTGTTTCTCACAGTAATTGGGACCGTACCAGTAAAATTAAGATATTTGACAAAGAACAAATATTAAAAGAATTATTTGTATAAATAAACATTATGTTTAATGTTGCATTATTAGTGCCTGTTTGCAGTCGAGGACAAAATTATAAAGATTTGTCCTCAACACCCATTGTTCAGCATTTTTTACCATCATTTATAGCACAGTATGACGCAGCGTATTCGTATACACTATTTGTAGGATACGATAGCACAGATACATTTTATAAATCCTGCATTAATCAATTACCCGATATGTATAAATCCGTCAATATAGTTATTGTTGAATTGGAAGGTTGTGAACACAAACCCGCAAAAGCGTGGAATACGCTGTTTAAAAAGGCGTATGACCAAGACTGCGATTATTTTTATCAAATAGGTGATGATATTATAATGGAAGATGCGTGGACAAATATTTTTATACATCATTTACAAAGCAATAATAATCTTGGTGTAGTAGGCGGTTGTCATTTGGCAAATTATAAGGGTAGATTAGCTAGTGGTGCACCACCTGTGATTGAAAATGCATTTGTTCATAAAACGCATTATCATATATTTGGTACATTTTTTGATGAAAGAATAGACAATTGGTATTGCGACGATTGGATAACAGAAGTATATAAACCGGATTATTCAATACATATAAACGATATTTTTGTGAAAAATGTGGTAATGGATAGATATGAGATAAGAAATATTAATGATAAAATCGGGGAATATATTAAAGAAGGGAAGGAAAAAATATTACATTGTAACTTTAAGCGGGATTGATATAGAGATACTCCTATTAACATTATTACCCCCTGCTATTATATCACCACCACTTGGGGTTGGAATTGGTACTATTGAAACAGATATACCTAACCGATCTGTTGGAACCCCACCAATATTTCCCCATTGGAGTTCATTTGATAAATGCAGGTAGCCACAATCTTGACCTCCTGGTGCTGTTACTGTTGCGAATGTCCCAGCCGGCGACACTGGTACTCCACTAGTATCACTATTACAATATGAATAAACTTTTATAAGGAATCCTGGAGAAATCCCATTATTAGTAAGTCCAAGGCCGTAGGGTCCTAGAGGTGGTCCTAGAGGCGGTGGATTATTTATAACATAGCTAATCTGTCCTCCCACTGTGCCGCCTGCTCCTATTGTTTTTGCGCTGGTAAATCCTATAGTTGCAACAGGTGGTGCTTCGTTGGGTTGTGCTACATACATTGTTGAACCATTCTGAACTGGTGTACTTGGAAGGTAATTTCCTCCAAATCCAGGGAATAAAAAGTGCTCTTTTGTAGAACTGACACCCTCATTTGCGCTAATATGTGCGCCGAAATATAAATGACTTAGAGATGTTAAATCGCTGCCGGCGGGCCCTGTCGGACCTGTTGGACCAACTAAGAATGATGCACTAGGGTCGTATATTCTAAACCATAAAGGAAAATCAGTCACTACCAAAGATGTTGGAGGAGACATAAAGCCTGGTGGTAAAAAACCATTATTTTGACGTACTACCAGGGAAAACGTCTGATTATAATCAACATGATATGCAAAGTACAACTGGTCAGCACTGTTTCCGTATCCAACAGCAGCCCAGTATAAGGTATCGGCAACTAATGGTAGAGGTGGATCAAAAGTTATAGTTACATATCTTCTATCCATATTGGCGGCGGTGAAAATCAGAGTGCCATCGCCTATTATATTAGTGGGGAAACCTGGTGTAGAGCTGCCACCGCTGCTGGCGCTGTCATTAAATATAGCACATCCTATAATACCAGTAAAACTGTTAGTACTATCCTGTGTTGTAAAGACGGTCATCTTAGAGTATGTAGCAGTAGAAGGTGCTATAAATTGTGTATATATAACATCATTCAATCCCGGATTTACTTGATTCAGACCAACATTAAGATTATAAGGTTCATATGGCAAAGCAGCATTCAATCCCGCAGTTGGATTTGGCCCTACGGGGCCTGTAGCTCCTTGTGCTCCGGTAGCTCCTTGTGCTCCTGTAGCACCTTGTGCTCCTGTAGTTCCTGCTCCTGTAGCTCCTTGTGCTCCTGTAGCTCCTTGTGCTCCTGTAGCTCCTTGTGCTCCTGTAGTTCCTGCTCCTGTAGCTCCTTGTGCTCCAGTATTACCTTGTGCTCCGGTAGCTCCTTGTGCTCCTGTAGTTCCTGCTCCTGTAGCTCCTTG